ACCATCTCTTTTTAGAAGTTTTAAAAAGCAAGGAGTTAAATCCAAAGGCATTAGAACAAATGAAAGCCAAAGGCATAGAACCAAAACCACAAGCAATGGATATGTTATTAATTATTGTTATTCCTTGTGAAAAAACAATTAAAATTGGTATTTCTATTCCTAAAACAATGGATTTAGATATGAACACATTTTGTTCTAAAAGTTTAGGTGATATTAACTATAACATTGAATTTGTAAATGATAAACTTGCTTTTATTGATTATAAAACTGAATTTGAATTAAAAGAAATTGATAATGCTTTACGTTTATTCTTTAATCAACTCAAAGTTGAAGGTATTTATGTTGATGATGAACCTGATGAAGACTATGTTAATTATTTAGATGAAATGTCGTAACTTTGGAAAAATAGTAAAAATAGTTTAATGTTAAACTATTTTAATTTTTTAAATTTTTTTATTATATAAAATTGATTATATGAAATTAAATATAGTTATAAATAATAAACTAAATAATCAAAAAAATGAAAGAATATATTATTCACGGAACAAAAGTTGAAAATCTGATTAAAATTTTACAAGATGGATATATTAATAATAAACCATTAAAAAAAGATATTATAATATTACAAGATAAACCTTCTAATCAAATATTTACACAACTTGTATATAAAGATATTCCAAATCAAGCAGATGTAGTTCCTCATTGGTGGAATTGTGCAATTGTTTTAGATAAAAAGATATTAAAAGACTTGCCTTTTTATGCTACTCGTATAGGTGGTTTTAGTGATAAATTTGAAAATGGTAAAACCAATGAAGAAACAATTATATATGGAGATGGAAACCTTACTAAAATGCCAAATTTAACAAAATTAAAAAATGTTATAAATAAAAGACTAGAAGCCAATACTAATTATTTTAAAAGCCTTAAATTTATGTATTCACACGAAATCCTTTTTAATCAAAAAATATCATTAGATAAATATTATATTAAAATAATGTTAATTGGAAAAAAAAATCAATTTGATTCTAAAATAATAGATAAAATTTTAAATTTAGCAAAAGAAAAAAATATATCAATAAAATTTAGAGATTATAAATTAAGAGGTAAAAACGAAAAACCTATTGATAATTTTATAGATAGTATTGAAAGTGATTAAGTTATTTTTTTATTAAGTTTTATTTTTTTATTTTTAATAAAATTAAAATGATTACTTATAATAGAATACAATTAATTAAATTTTTTATAATTTATACTCTTTTTAACATATTAAATATAATATATTATACTTACATATAGAATGTCAGATTCCAGTTATAAAAAATGGCAGATTAGTATCTTTTCTGCGTTTATTTTTATTTTAGTCATACATCCATATACATATATACTTACTCAAAAAATATTAGGAGGACTTTTAGGTAAAATTTCAGATGTTTCTGGATGCCCTACAACTCTTGGATTAATTATTCATACAATTGTGTATATCTTATTAGTTCGCGGTTCTATGGATTTAAAACTATTTAAAAAAAAAATATAAATTATATTATTAATTTTTATTATTAAATATTTTTGTTATCTTTTTTAAAGATATATTTACGATATTTTTGTTATCTTTTTTCTAAAAAGATATTTTTACAAAAGATAATTAAGTATTATTAATATTAAAGCGTGGTGTAATCATCATGCCTTCCAATTCCTGCATTAATAATTTACACGCATAGGGTATTTTCAATTCTATAAATTGAGCGTAATTATCACAACTGCCACACATTCGTGCCCCATCTTCATCAGTTGGATTAACAATACTAAACAATCCACATTCTTTACAAATATGAACTGTAAATATATCGCTGACATCCATCATACGTTCTTTTAAGAAACCCATTGTGCCGTGAGAAATCATACAGTTATGTGATACAATACCATTGGCTAAAAATGATTCTTCTTTTTCAACCTGAATATCATATACTTTATGAACTCCCGCTTTACGAATATCAATGACTTTAAGGTTCATTGTTGGTAAAACGTCATCATTTCTAATGACACCATAATTGTTTGTAGGTGTTTCTTGTGTTGTAGGTGTTGTAGGTGTTTCTGTAGATGTTGGTGTGGATGTTGATGTAATTTCTTGTTCTGTAATTATAGTTGGTGTTTGACTTTTAGGAATATTAAACCAATCAATAGCACCAATACTTTTTAAGAAGTCTGTTGAACTTATAAACTTAGAACTCGAAAATTTACCACCTTCTCTTTCATTAACTAAATATTCTAAAATATCGTGAGTAGAAGGTATAGAACAAGTATGTAATATAGGTTCTATTGCTTTTAATTCTTCTATTGCCTTTTTTATAGCATTTGTTGTTCCAACTATTTTATCAGGATTTTGTAATTTAAGTTCTTTATAATTTGTAAGTTCATTAACACGATTAATAATCCATTTTTTTTGTCGTGTAACATTAACACGTAGGCTCATATATACTACTGCTGCTTCTAATCGTTGATTTTTATGACAACAATAACGGAAGCCTATTTTTTCGTGGAAAGGTAATAATTCACTAATATCTAAATGTAATACAATTTCGTAATTTTTATCATCATCATTATCTCTATTTTTTGATTTAGTATTTACTTTTTGATTTTGTATTGTAACTTTATTTATTCCAAATTTAGAAAGTAATTTTTTAACATTTTCAATCATTGTTTTTAATGAATTTATAAATATTATATTTTTACTCTTAGAAAATGAGATTGATGTAAATGTATTCTTAGAGATATAACAAGTATGTCCGTCTCCACCAAACATTCCTGCTAAAAATTCCCTAACAATTGGTAAAGGACAATCATCTTCCAAGATGAATTCAGGAAGGACTGAAGGTTGTTTAACTTTATTACCTTGTGTAATTCCATTAATATTAAGGATATTGTCCATTAAATTTTGTGGAACATTAACAATATAAATATTTCTATTTATATCTTCAAAATTAGTTTGTGTAATTATAGAAAATAATTTAATATCTTCTAAAATACTTTCAACATCTAACTGATGTCCTAAATATATACTACCTCTACCATTTTGTTTAATATGTCCATCAGTTATTAAATATCCTAAAATGCGAGCGAATGCCATTGATTTAAAATACTCTTTTTGTGTATTAGTTTTAAGTATAAGACTATTGCTTATATGTAAAGACCAATTATTACATTTTTGTATTTCTTCTTTAATATCAATTGTAGGATATTTAACACTACATTTTAAACGATTTTCATCTATTTTTAATTCATTTGCTTTAACCCATTCATTATTAGATGTTAATAATTTATGTTCTGGAGTACAAGTTATTTTTTTTCCATTTTCAAAATAAATATCTACACATTCTTTTTCACCTTTGTATAGAAAATTTGTTTGTTTTGATTTAGTCATTCCTTTTTTCTCTTGTTCCCATCCTAATACATCAAACTTTTGATTTTCAAACTCTTTAATTTTTACTGATAAACCAAAATGAGTGGAAATTGGAGTGTTTTCATCGTAGCAGTCCCTTTCCATCTCACCAAAGCGTAATCCCCCATCCCGCGACCGACCTTCAGCAGGTTGGCGTGTAAGTTGGACAATTGGTCCCGAAGCACGACTATTACCAGTCCATACTGGCTTTCCATCACGACGAACATAAAATACTTCATTAGGAACAGAGATACAATACACAGAGCCTTCAAAATCATACAGTCTTTCAACTTGAACGTCTTGTTCATGTATATGTCCATGATTAATAGATGGTTCGCATTTATTTTTAATAATGCCTAAACGCCAGCAAATAGCAGTGCTTGTAATTTGTCTTCCATCTTTCATTATAGTAGTATTACCTACAGGCTGATGTAATATTTTATTACAACACCAACCACAGTGTAAAGCTAATTGCATAACATCATTAGCTAATTTATCAGAGTTTGTATAATAAATAACTCTATTATGATTATTTTTATTATAACATCCATCTCCTAAAACCATTGATTCTAATAATGTAATACATTGTGTTTTACTTAAATTCCATACCCATTCAGGTAAAGTTTTATTAATAGCACCAACTGAGAGCGGTCTCATATAATTATAGAGTTGAATATCATTAATACTACATTTTTCACTATTTTCATTATAATAATAATGATACCCTAATAATGTTAAAGCAGGATATAAAGCATCTTTAACTCTTTGTTTATTTACTGAAATAGTTGTAGTATAAGTTTTTGTTTCTAAATTTGTATTATCATTACACCATCCTTCAGCATACCAAATACCAAAGAAAGTTAACCAAGCATTCATATCTACTATTTTAATAGGTCTTATTTTGTTATTACCATCAATCATTTCAAGTAATTTAAATTGATAATCAGGTTGAACTAATTCACCATTTTTCTTAAATTTACAAAATGTGCCACTCATATTTTCAGCAGTTACTAAACCATAGGGTAACCATTCTTGTTTTCTACCATATTTTCTTGAAATATACATACGATGATTAGCAGTTACATTTAAACTTAAATTAGAATTTTTAATTTCATACATTTTTCCTTTATAATTAGAATAATGATGAACATTAGTAGGATGTTGATATTCAATTTGACCTTGTGTATTAAGTGTTGCTATTTTATCTTCTAATACAATTTTATTAATAGATTTCCATCCTTTTATTGTTAAAACATCATGATCATCGGTAATGCAATGTACTTTATCCAAAACCATATGTTTCAATCGTTGATAATATGTTGGACCAAAGAATAATTTAACATCCATTTGTTGTCCTGTAATTCCACTGTATAAAATTTCTTCACCAGAATAATTCATTCCATTTTCTTCTAAAATATCGTAAATTTTATCACGTGGAATATCATTAAACGCAGTGCAGTCGCTATAGCCACCTAATTTAGCACAGGCTTTACCTAAAATACACTCCATTAATTGACCAATAGTCATACGACTAGGAATAGCGTGAGCGTTCATAATTATATCAGGTGAAATACCTTCATCATTAAAAGGCATTTGTTCTTGTGGAAAAATCATTCCAACGGTGCCTTTTTGAGCACAGCGAGAAGCAAATTTATCACCAATAACTGGTGTGCGTTCTGTTCGCATACGAATTTTAGCAAAACGAAAGCCATCAGCATTACGGTCAGTATAGACTTTATCAACAAATCCGCTTTCATTGGATCTTAAACTTGTAGAACAATCTTTATAAATTTGATGACCATTGTCGTCATATTTATTTTTTAATGGTAAAACTTTACCAATAATAATATCATCACTTGTTACATATTCATCTTTACGAATAATACCACGTTCATCTAATTTATTATAGTTTCCAGGTTTAATACCTCGTGTATATTTTACATTAGGTTTAGCAAATTTTTCTTCACGCCCACTAGATTGAATTTTCTTTTCATCATCTTTATAAGTGCGATAAAAAGTTGCTCTAAATAATCCTCTATCAACAGCACCTTTATTCATTAAAATACTATCTTCCATATTATAACCAGTATAGCAACCAATGGCTACCATAGCATTCACTCCACAAGGAAGTTCGTCATAATTAATATGTTTAGAAAAATTAGTTTTTACAAGTGCTTTTTCAAGATTATTTAATACATATGCTAATGTATCCATACGTTTTTGAAAATTACGAGCAAATAAACCAATAGATTGCTTTCCCATTGCCGATTGATAACAATTACGAGGCGATTGATTAGCATCAGAAAATGGAATAACAGATGCGACAGCACCTAGCATAAGTCCAGGGTGAATTTCACAATGTGTATATTCATTTACATAAGGTTCAAAATTATCTTCTAAATCTTTATCTGTCATTGCTATATAGGTATTATTAACTTCATTTGTATCAATATATTCTATTACACCTTCACAACCCCATTTATCAATAATTGAGGTTATTGTGTCTTGTGTTTTAGCATAATCAAAAAGTCCGCTATGTTCTTTATTACTTGTTTGTTTAGAAAGTATATCTTCTGTTAAAGCAGGTTCATAAAATTTAGGACTAATTAAGAAATTAAAAGGATATTTAGTTTCTTTTAACATATTGTGATAGTCATTATTAATACGTAATTTATCTTTTTCATCAACAATATAGAGTGGTCGAACAAGTCTTCCAGCATCTGTATAAATTTTAACCATACGTTGTTCAACATTCCAATAAATACCTGTAAAAATATTAAGATTACCTTGACGGCGTTCTCTTCTTAATAATTTTACTAAAGTATCAGGTTCAGATGTCATACCAAACCAATCACCATTTAAAAATATACAGCATAATGTAGATAAATCGTTAATATCACAGTCTTCTAATAGTTTAATATTAAGTTTAAATTCATCTTTATTATTATCTTTATCATTATTTTTATCAATCAATGATGTCAATAAAACTCGAACTATCATACTATTACTATTGTTTGTAATTTTTGATATTAAAGACATATTTTTAACTAATCCTACAGGTTGCCCTTCTGGTGTTTCAACAGGACAAATATAGCCCCAAGTTGTGCCGTGTAATTTACGTGGTTTAATAATTTTACCACCACTTCCTTTATCACTAGGTGAATTTACACGTCGCAAATGAGAAATAAAACTTTGATAACTAAGTCGATTTAATACTTGAGCAGTTCCTGCTTTAATATTTCCTTTTCCATTAGATTTAATACCCCAATTACCAGTAGCCAAAGCATATTTTAATCCACCATCAATAATGGTTGGTTTAATAATTTTATAAATATTATTACTCGTAATTAAATCAAATATATCTCTTTTAGATTTATTATTTTTAATTTCTCGTGTTAATGATTTAACCATATCTTTGACTAATTTATTAAAACATTGTCTAAATTGAGATGCTAATAATACACCAGGAGTATCTACTCTTTTATTATCATAAGCATCACGGTCATCATAAGGTAAATAATTAAAATGAACTAGAATTAATTTACGACACATATATCCTATATATTTTATTTTTTTATCTAATAATGTTCCAATATGAGGTAAAATATCATCTTCCATAACTTTTTTTAAATACTTAAATTTATCATCCATACTTAATTTAATTTCACGACTAGCATTTTTAAATTTTAAATAATTTAACATAATCTCTTGAAATTTATATTGGTCGGCATTCGTATCAATATTATTTTGCTTACATATCTTTTTTAATTTTTCAAAACTAGGTTTTAAAATAGTTGTAATAAATACACCTAATTCATTATCCATATTCCATCCAATATATTCAAATAATTTTTTATCTGTTGAAACACCTAATGCTTTCATTAATAAGAATATAGGTATAGGCATTTTGAAATTAGGTGAATCAAATTCTAATGTTTCATCTTTATATACATATCTTACAACATTGGATATAACAACACTAAAATATTGGTCTGAAGAACAACGTATTTCTATTTCTTTTCCTTTAAGTTTTTTCTGATTATTAAATACAAAAGCATCATTTTCAGCAATACGTTCTTGAGAAATAATTACTTTCTCATTACCACCAATAATAAAATAACCACCTAAATCGTAAGGACATTCATTATTTTGTTCTAATTTAGTGCTATCTTTTTTGTTTAATACACAATTTGAACCTAAAACCATAATTGGAATACGACCAAAATTAATATTATTAAAATATTCTTCTTTAATATCTTCTTGGTCATATGTTTCTTTAAGTTCATTTGTAATAGCATCAATCTCTAAAGTATCAGCATTACTACTTGTTCTTAATATACGTGTTAATTTTATATTTAATGTTAAAGGAGCACTGTAAGTTAAATTTCTTAATCTAGCCTCTTCTGGCGTCATTACTTTAAAACTACCATCATTTTCGTGTATTGTAGGTCTTCCTAAATTAAAATTAAGAAATTCAATATGTAATTCAGTTTTATATTTATTCGCATGAGCATTATAATTAAAATATAATTCTCGTGTATTAAATTGTTGAATAATATCACCTAAATTTTTATCTATAAATTGTTTATAAGATGTATGTTGATGATTTACTAATTCATTTGTATTACGTTGGTATAAAATATAATCTATAACACTAAATGTATTTTTATAATAATTAAATTTATCTTTATCATTTAAATTATCTATTTCATTATCTTTTTCATTATCTTTTTTATTCTCTTTTTCATTTAACCTATCTTCAAATTCGGTTTTTAAACTATCTTTTAATTTGTGTTTTAATTGTTCTTTTTCTAAATTAATATTTATATCTTTTAAGTCATTCACAAGTTTTGTTTTTTTACCACCAGGCATTTTTAAATTAAACTAAACTAATAATGTTAATCTAAATTTAATAATTTAATTAGTTTACTAAATTTTAAAAATCAATTTTTATAGATGTATAAATATATTAAATTTAAATACTATTTTATAAAGTAATAGTATGAAATAGTATTCTGTAATATTCTATAAACTAGTATTAGTATTAAATTTACTTATTAAATATTTAAACATTTATATATATATATTTATAGTAAAAATAGTTTTATATTCAATATATTATTAATTTATTTTCATTATAGTTTAAATAATAATAATTTTATTTTTTAATTTAAAAACAATATAAGTTATTAAATTATAAATAGAATATTTGAAATAATAATATTTGAAATAATTTGTTCGTAAACTATACATTATTATAATTTAACATAATTTAAAATACTTTATTTAGTAATTGCGTAATTTTGTAATTTCGTAATTTAAGTAAAATGTCTTATTACAATAATAAACCTAAACGTAAAATTAATCCACCAAAACGGTTTATTACTGAAACTACAAATGATACAAAAGAAAAAAATAATAAAAATAATAAAAATAATAAAAATAATAAAAATAATAAAAATAATAAAAATAATAAAAAAAAAAAAAAAAATAAAAATAATAAAAAAGAAAAAAAAGAAAAAAATGAAAAAAATAAATATTGTAATGGATGTAATATTTTAATTAATCTAAATTATATGTATTGTTTTGAATACGACACAAAACTTTATTGTGATGTTTGTTATAATGATTTAGAGACCTATGAAGATGAAGAAGATGAAGAAAGTGAAGATGAAGAAAGTGAAGATGAAGACAGTGAAGATGAAGAAAGTGAAGAAGAACCTAAACAAAAAATTAACTTTATTATTATGCAAAAACTTAACCCTAATTTAATTAAAATTACACATAAAACAAATAATGAAGAAACAGAAGAAGATAATAATGATGATGAAGAAGAAAATGAAGAAGAAAATGAAGAAGAAAATGAAGAAGAAAATGAAGAAGAGGTTGAAGACAAAGATGATACAAATGCACTTTTTAATTTTATAAATAATAAAACAAATACTAAAAATAATGACAAAAATAATAAATATTATTATAATTATAACGAAAATGATACTAGTAATAAAGATAATACTAAAACTACTAATTTTGATAATTTATTTTTTAGTTCATTAATAAATCGAATTGAAAATATTGCTAACAATAGTGATATACTTAATAATGAAAATAATAAAAATAAAAATAATAAAAATCAAAAAAATAAAGGTAATAAAAATAAAGATGATGAAGATGATGAAGATGATGAAGACGATAAAACTTTAGAATATGAATGGTTAGGAAGTGATATTAAAGATATTGATGACCTTATACGCATTGGTAATACATATAATCCTAAAAAAAGAAAACGCCATAATTTAAATCTTAAAAAATTAAATAAATTAGTTGAACCATTAACTGAACTTAAAAATATGATTGGTATGAAAGAAGTTAAAAAAATTATATTCGACCAACTTATTTATTATTTACAAAATTTAGATGATAAAAATGTTGATATGTTACATACAGTTATTGTTGGACCACCTGGTGTTGGTAAAACACAATTAACTTATATTATTGCTAAAATATATAATAAATTAGGATTTTTAAAAACAGATAAAGTTATATGTGCAAAACGAGATGATTTAATTGGTGAATATATAGGTCAAACTGCTCCTAAAACACGTAAAATATTAGAAAGTGCGTTAGGTGGTGTATTATTATTGGATGAGGTTTATGCTTTAAGTCCTAATTCTGAAAAAGATTTTGCTAGAGAAGCCATTGATATGATTAATGTATATTTATCAGAACATTGTCATGATTTAGTATGTGTTATTGCTGGATATAAAAGACCTACTTATGATAATTTTTTAAAACATAATGAAGGTTTAGCCAGGCGTTTTACACATCATTTTGAAATAAAAGGATATAATGCTGAAGAATTAACATTAATTTTTAAAAAATATGTTGAAGAACAAAAATGGGGTTTATTATCTAGTGTTGAAGAAATGATACCTATTATAGAAAAACATTTAAAAATCTTTCCAAATTTTGGCGGTGATATGACAACATTATTTGCTTGTTGTAAAAAAACACATTCTAAAAGATTACTTTTAATTCCATCAGAAGAAGAATTAAATGATACAAAGAAAAAAATACATATTAATGATATTGAAAAAGGAATACAATTATTTATTGATATAAAAGAAAAAGGTGAAGAAATTGACGATATAGAAAAATATGTCCATATGTATAGTTAATTTTATTTAGGTAATGAATTTGCTATAATTTTTTTTATTAATTTTTCGTGTTTATTATAAAATATAGTATAATTATTTGTTTTATTTAGTTTATCATTTTCAATAATTTGTTTTAATTGAAATCTTACTATATGTGTTTTTTTTTCAAGTGTAAATAAAGTAGAATGAGTTACAAATACTTTATTATATAGTTTTTCCCAATCACTTATATCTTGAGGTGTATCTTCATCTTTAATAATTAATTCATAAGGTTCTGAAAGAAATTTTTCAAATTCATCATTAGATAATGTGCCTAATTTTTTTTCAGTCATTTTATTAAATTTAAATTTAAACTTAAACTTTACCTTTAAAAAGTATGTTTTTAAATAATAGTTTAAAATAATAAAATAATAAATCAATTTTTTTATATAATAAATATTTATTACTATTTTTCTGCTAAAAACATATCATCCGTTCCGCCTTGTATTTGTATTATTTTATATCCTAACAACTCTAAAAAATAAAATAAACTTTTGCGTATTTGTATAGAAGGTATATTATTTTGTTCTTGTCGTTCAGACCATGATTCAAATAATATTTTAGGATAGTTATTATTTGCTAATGTTTTTACTGCTCCTCTTAAAACAAATTCTTCGTGTCCTTCTACATCTATTTTTATAAAATTAATATTTGTAAGATTAAATGAATCTAATGTTTTCATTGGAACTTCTATTGTTGGTATAGTTTTATCATTTTCAAAAGCCGATATACCATTACCACCACCGTCTAAAGGGTCTCTAATATAATATTTTGTTATACCTTCTTTATCACTCAAAGCCACATTATAAGTAGATACTTTATAACTTAAATTACGTAATAAAATATTAGAACATAAATAATTATAAGATTTTGGAGAACATTCAAAACTATGTATTCTTTTTGCTTTTTTTCCTAATTCTACAGTATACATACCAATATGTGCTCCAATATCAATAATTTCTTTATCTTCTATAGCAAAATTATCACAAGCCCATTGTATATACCCTCTTTCATAAATACCTGTATTAAAATAATCTTTTGCTACTCTTGCTTCAGGGACAAACAACATATTATCACCATCTTCTAATTTTTTATAAATAGGATTTTCACTATGATAGGATTCTGTTTTTATATGATACATTTTATTTAAGTTAAATTAAAGTAAATTAAATTAAATTAAGTAAATTTATGTAATTTAAATTATTAAACTAATAGTAAATAATTTTTATATTGAAAAATATTAAAAAAAAATTTTACACCCTTGAAGATTTAAAATGGGACAATATTTAAATATTAATTACATAAATTACATTGTCATTTTATAATTTTTCATATATTGAAATATATAATAAGACATTATAATAATAAGTAAAATAGTTATAATACTACCTATAATAGATAAAGGTGCTTTATATTTTTGTATAAATGTTTCGGGTGGTTTAGTAGTTTGAGGTTGTGTTATTTCAATCGTTTCTGAATTACGTAAAGCATCTCTTTTACATTTATGAACAAAGTCATCATATTCATCTAAATTAGGTGGGTGTTCTGGAATTTCAATAGTATTTTCGGTTTCATTGTTTATAACTTCTTCTTCTAATTGTTGTTCGGTTATTTGATTATCTTGAGTTTCATTTTGATTTGATAATTGAATGTTATTTGTAGTAGTATTATCAATTTCATTATTTGATGTTTCGCCTAAGTTATAAGTAATACCTTGTGTATTAGGAACATTAATAGTTTTACTAGAACTTAAATAATTATTATATGTAGACACATCATTAGGTATAGTTTGTATAGGTAATTTTTTTTGTTGTTTTTTAAAATATAACTCTTTTTCATCTACTTTATCTAAAACTGATTTTTCTTCAGGTAATAATTCAAGTTTTATTTTAGTTGTTCTATTTTTAATTTTAACTAATTGACCACCTTTATTTTCACACTCAACACTATCTTCATTACCTGTGACATTATTACCAACACAAACTGTATCTAATACTTCAATAGGAGCACCTTTTGGTATATCATCAACACTAATATAATTATTATATTTATTAGGATTATTTCTAATTATATTATTAAATAATAAGGTTTGAATTTCTAAAAGTTCTTTATGTTCTTCAGTATAGTCTTCCATTGCTCTATTTCTTAAAGATACTGCTTTTTTATTGGTTTTCATATTAAAAAAATGTTCATTGATATCATTTTTATCTTTTTCTATTCCTTCAACACATTCTCTATTAATTTCTCTATTCATTTCTTTTTCAGTTAATTCTAATGGTGTTAATCCATCTAAATTTACTTGTTCTGTATCAATACCTTTTTCAATTAAAAATTTAATTATATTGCTTTTATCTTTATCGCCAATACTTAAATTATTAGTATTAGCATTATTATTATCACCATTATTATTTTTAAATGAAGGACAATGTTTAACACAATAATGTATTAAATTATTACCTTTTTTATCAAGACTTAACATTGGTGAATTATTATTATAAAGCATTTTAACAATTCTTAAATTGCCTGTTTTCGTAGCATAAAATATAGGTGTTTCTCCATATATATTCACACTATTTAAATCTGCTCCTTGAGATAATAACATATCAATAGTATCAATATTATTATTTCTAACAGCAAAATGAATTGGGGTTTCATTTAATTTATTTTTAATATTTATATTTGCTTTGAGAGCAATTAACATACTAATAATATCTGTATTTTTACTTTCACTAGCAATATGTATCATACGATTACTATAATCATCATTTGTTAAAGGTAAATTAACATCTTTATATTTTTTAATATATTCTTTAACATAACTAATATTACCTTCTCTAATGGCTTGTGAAACTCTTGCGTCATCTGTATAAGAATAGGTCATATCTGCTTTAGAATTTTGTAATAAATTATTTAATGTAATTGTTTCTAAATTACTACATTGATTTGTAAAACAATCATTTACTAAATTGTATGCCATTTTAATAGTTGGTTCTTCTGTATCTTTAATTGATGCTTTTGTTAACTTACAAATCATATGAGAAGAAGGAGTAGTCCATTCAGACCCAGTAACATTTTCTTTAGTTGATAATTTTATTGAAATTAAATTATTACGTTCGTATAATGGCATTATTTTTGGATATTTTCTTATAAATTTTTTTGTAAATTCAGCATCTGGTTGTGTTGTTGGGTCATCTGGATCACAACATACCGATAAATTACATCCTTTCGCATTAGATACACGATATAATGCGGTTTTCATTGCATCTTTATCTTCTTTACTATAATTACGATTTGTATTTGGATTAATACCACTAATATCATTCATATAAAAAGGTGTAATACAATTACAATTTTGATTATCATTTTTTATAGATGCTACTTTTAAATAACTATCCATTTTTTATTATAAAATATTTTTTATTATTTACTATTTTATTAGTTAATAATTATACACAAATTAATTATTAAAGTATTACTATTATATATTAATAAATATATTTATTAAATAAATACAATAAAAATTTAAAATTTTAAAAAATAATTAAAAAATAATAAATATAAAATAAATATTAAAAAAATTAATTAAATTAAAAAATAAAATAAATAAAATAAAAAAAATAAAATAAATCAATTATATTTTAGTTTCACCTAAAGATGGTTTATTTTTATTATTAGTATTATTTGTAGATATATCTATAAGATTAGGTGGTGGTATTGGATAATTTATTTGACCTGGTGCTTGTCCAGGTATTTGTCTTGGTGCTTGTCCTGGTGCTTGTCCTGGTGCTTGTCCTGGTGCTTGTCCTGGTGCTTGTCCTGGTACATATCTAGTATTTTTTACACATTTTAAATAATTTGGATTATACCAACATTCAGGAACTAGATCACATTCTTGTTTTTGTAATGAGGCACATTTTTGTGCTATTTGGTTTTCTTGTCTGGGTGGATATTGTAATTCTCTTTCTTTTGCTTCCGCTGCTGCTTTTTCATTTGCTATTTTTTTTGCATTTCTATCTTTTTCAGACCTTGTTTTTTGAAAACTAAATCTTGGAATTTTTTTATTTTCTTTAAATACAGTTTTTAAACTATTTGGAATATATCTTAATCTTTTACTATTAGAATCAGCAAATAAATCAACTTCTTCATATGGTTTTTTATTAATTTCTGGTTTAATATTATTATTATTATTATTATTTTTATTTTTTCTTTTTGATTTTTTACGACTTATAGAAGATGTTTTTTTTCTACTTATAAATTTATTTCTATTACTTTTAATGCTTTTACTTTTTCTTGAAAAATTATAATTAGAATTATTATTAAATAAAATACTATTATTTTGCATTTTCAAATTTTTTTTTGTTGTATGAATGACATCTTGTAACATTTTTTTTACATCATTTTTATCTAATATATAATCTTCGTGGTCTATGTTCTTTTTATATTTTTTATTATCTATAGTAATAATATTTAATACTGCTGATGTTTTAGTTATATCTGTAATTGTCATATATTTTATAAAATTAGTGTGTCTAGGTTCAATATATTTATTAAATAAATAGTAAAGTTGTCTTTCTAAATGTTCAGTGCGAAATGTAGATGAACTAACATCTCCTTCAATTTTATAATTTTTAAACAATATTGGACTTGATTTATCTATTTTACCTGAATGAATATTATCTTTCATTATAATTTTTTCAAATAATGATACCATACCATTAAAATTTACACGGTCATCTATTTGTTCTAAATTTTCTAAATGATCTTGAAATGCTTTAGCATAATCAATTGATACTTTACTCATTTCTTCATAATTGCGAATTAATTTAGATTCACTCTTCTTAGTATATTTAACAAGATCACCTAAACTATATTTATTTTTATCTTTTCTATTTTTAAAACTTAAAAAACCTGCTTTCATTTTTATAATAAATAATTTTAATTGTATTTATACTATAATTACTATTTATTTTATATTTTATTATTAATTAATTTTAGTATTTATTAATTTATTTACAATTTAATTAGAAATAAATTTAAGTATTAATAAATAATATATATTTAATTAAAATAATATATTTTAATATTATAATAATTAAAATAAATTAAAAGAAGTGTAGTCGATAGAACTCATTTATATAATAAAAATGAAAACTATTAAAAACCAATTTAAAACTTTTAAAAATAATAAAAATAAAAAAAAATATACTAGTAAAAAAGTTTATAAAAATAGTAAAACTAATTCAATAACTAGAAAAAAAGGAATAACATATAAAACTATTAAATTAACTAAATTAAAAGGTGGTAGTGAAGAAGAAGCAGAACGGAAAAAACACGCAGAATATGAAGCACAATTACAAAAACAAATACAATTATTAAATACAGAAGCATTGTCAGTATTTGAGTATCTTAAAATATTTACGAAAGTACCTAAAATCTTTTTAATAAAAATGGCTTATTTAATTAGTAAAATACCAGAATATAGAGAATTTAATGAGAATAAAATAATACCAAAAACTATTAGTAAGGAAACCTTAACTCAAATAGTTAAATTCTTAAAAAAAAATCCTAATAATGTAAAGAAAATGGTTTTAACTGGATTATATAGTATAAAAAAAACAATAAAAAATTTTTTAACTGATGATGAAGAAACGTTTATTAAATCTAATCTAAAAAATGCGATTGTATTATATTTAAATTTTTTTCAGAGATTTGTTCAAACTAATATACTTAATATTGATAAACTTCAAAATTTAGAAACAAAATGTTTTGAAAAAGATGTAAACCATTTTATAAACTTACTTAGATTAAATAAAGCAGAATTAAATTACTATTTTAATAATAACAATGAACCACAAGTTGGTGGTAATAATAAAAAAACTAAACATAGTAAACATAGTAAAAATAATTTAGTAAATGATGAATATATTAGAAAAGAGATAAACTTAATTATTGATGAAAATGAAAATGAAAATAAAAATATTATTACATCATTAATTACAAAAATATTAAATATTATTTGTATTGGTACAAACACACATTATAACGCACCTAAACCTAAACTTACACTTACATCATTAGAAGAACCTACACCCACTACTACAGAAGCACCTATACCTACATTAGATACACATACACCATATACACCATTACCTACAACACCATCTACAGTAACAATAACATTTACACCAGGACAGGGAACTACAGGGACACCAGTTATTGGGACTGTAGGAGCACCAGTGCCAACCACATTATTAACAGAAGCACAAAAAACAGAAGCAGAAAGAGTAGAATCAGCAAAACAAGTCGAAGCACAAAGAGTAGAAGAAGCAAGAGTAAAAGCAGAAGAAGCAAGCAAAGCAGAAAGAGTAAAAGCAGAAGAAGTAAGAAAAGTAGAACAAAAAAAATTATATAATGAACAAAAATTAAAACAAGAAGCAGAAGAAGCAAGAAAAGCAGAACAAAAAAAATTAAATAATGCAAAAAAATTAAATCAAGAAGCAGAAGAATTAAATAATGCAGAAAAATTAAATCAAGAAGCAGAAGAAGCAAAAAGAGTAGAAGCACAAAAATTAAAACAAGAAGCAGAAGCACAAAAATTAAAACAAGAAGCAGAAGCACAAAAATTAAAACAAGAAGCAGAAGCACAAAAATTAAAACAAGAAGCAGAAAGAGTAGAAGCACAAAAAAAAGAAGAAGTAAGACTAGAAGCACAAAAAGTAGAAGCAGACAGAGTAAAAGCAGAAGAAGCAAAAGAAGCAAGACTAGAAGCAGAAAGAGTAAAAGCAGAAGAAGAAGCAGAAAAACTAGAAGCAGAAAAACTAGAAGCAGTTCCAGAAGTAGAATCAGTTTCAGAAGTAGAATCATACACAGAAGTAGGTGGTGCTCGTAATAATAAAAAATCTAAATCTAAAAAAACACATTTTAAAAAATCAAGAAAAAACATTCATAAAAATAGTAAAAATAATAAACATAAAAATACAAAAAAAAATAAACATAAAACTATTAAACATAATAAAAAAACAAAAAAAACATAATAAAAATTCCTCATCTAGAAAAAATAAAAATACAAAAAAACATTAAATAAACTTTAAAAATATTTATTCAATTTTAAAAAACCATTTATTCAACTTTAATTATCTTTAGTTTCTTTTTCTTTTTCAGTCTCATTTTGTTTTTCTTTAGCAACTTTAACTTGTTCTTCAATTTTTTTACGCATTGCTTCTTTTTCTTCATCACTCATAATTTTTTTAGTTGGGTCTCTTTGTTTTGCTAAAGTTTGAGCGTCTTTATTCATTGTATCAACTTCACCAATAGTTGAACTTAAACACCCTTTATAGTCAATAATACCAGTATGATTTAAATTAGTTCCTAAATCAACCCATAATTCACCACCAATTTCAATCCATCTTTTACAAAATAAATAATCTTCACTTAAATAAACTTTGCTTACAGGGTCAATACAACAATCAAACAAAGCATAAAAATAATCATTCGCATTAGTTTGACCATAACCAGCAACATTATTCATAAATTTAGTTTCGGGATATTTTTTCATCATTTTAGTAATAACACTTTTATTAATCAACATAAAACCTGTTCCAATATCTTTGACTTGAGCCATACCATTATTTAATTTAATAACCACATTTTCACCTTCTTTATGATAAATAGGATTAAATACATAATCAAGAGATTTAGCCATTAATTCATCTTCATGCATTGTTGGGTTTTTTACAGATTGATGCTTAATTTTATCCCAATTAAACGCTTTTTTAGGATAACACCCACCACATAATTCTTTACCACTTATAAGCAATTTAACAATATGTATCCAACTAAATGTAATATCAGCATCAATAAACATAAGATGAGTTGATGTTGGATCGCTCATAAACTTTGCCACAATACCATTACGAGCACGTTGAATTAAACTTTCATTACCAATGGTCATCACTTCATAGGGTAAATTGAGTTTTGTAAAATTTGCTGACAATTCAATCATACTTTGAAAATAACCATTATGTATCATACCACCAAAACAAGGTGTTCCAATAATAATTTTTACCTTATTTTTCTTTAAATACTCTCTGGTAGCCATAAAAATGACTTCTAATTGTTTAGGATCCATTTTTTATTTATAGTTAGATTTAGATTTAAATTGGTATTGAGTTTGTATTTTTGATTTGTATTGGAGTTTAGTTTTAATTTATAATTTTTTTATTATTTATTATAATTTTTTTATTATTTATTATAATTTTTTTATTATTTATTATAATTTTTTTATTATTTATTATTATTGTATTTATCTTTAAATTAATTATTAATTAATTATAATTAATAATTTGTTGAAAAAATAAAAAAATTTTAGTTGAAAAAATAAAAAAATTTTAAAAATTTAAAATTATAAAACAAAGTATCATTATGTTTAAATATGATTGTGTGTAATGAATCTAAAATTATTACATATTAATCAAGTTTCAAAGTTTCATAATATATAATAATACATAATAGGGAGGCATATTAGTGTGAGGTTGGTCGCCACCTTCAAATTGATGATGGTGTCGTTTCGCAGTTGACGTATGATAGACTCCACCGCCGTGAAGGCCTCCGGATTGATCTCCCCCTACAGCCGCATTAGCACTAATGAACCCTTTTGGGGCGTTGTCATTACCATGATTATGTCTCGGCATCTGTGCTTTAGTTAAAGTAACAGCTTCTTCGCCACCATTAGTATGAATGTCTCTTTTAGTTAATCCTCCACCTGAACCTGAACCTAAAACAAAACGTCCTCGTAAATCTGGTCTTCCATCCTGTCCATCACAAATTGCCCAGCCAGCTGGAGCCGAAGAACCACTAAACATAATAATACATCCTCTTGGTAAAAAACCAATAGAACCAGAACAAGTCAAATTACCTGCAACACCCAAATCACCATCAACTATCAAATTACCTGAAGCACCGTCCCAATGCTCGCAATTCTCGGGAAGACATTTATAAATATGTACGTTCTCTTTAGCCATTAAATATAGTGTTTTATCACTTACTATATGTAAATTGTTATTATTTTCTCTGGTTTTTCTTATTGTGGAGTGAATACCCAATTCACCGTTAATAAAAGTAGAACCATCGTCATTCAAGGTCATACTGGGATTACATATACTCTGAGCATTAGTAGTACAACCATCAACTGAATATCTCCAAAACGACAATCCACTAGTCTTTATTCCCCCAATATCATAATTATTAAGATTATATAGTTTCCAATTGTATACTTGACCAGCATTAATTTTAGCGGTATTAATAATAGATATTCCTCCACCAGTCGAACCATCAGGACCATTAGTTTCAACCGACAAATCACCTTTAAAAAAAGTAGTAGCCTCAACTGTCAAATCACCTTTAACCACAGTATTCTGCGCAACTGTCAACTCACCTTTAACTAAAGTATCACCCTCATCTGTTAATACTAATGTAGAAGCTCCACTAACTTCTCCATTTTGACCTTTAGTATATCTCCAAAAGTGTAAACCAGATGGTTTGTATACTCCTGTCATATTATATATACTCCAAAATCTTGCTTTACCAATCGCAGTTTTTGTAGGATTTGATATTGTTATTTGCCCTCCTTCATCTCTACTCATAGTTGAAGTAAGTTCACCTTCAACATATGCACCAGCATGAAAACTAGCGCTACCAGCAACTGTCAAAGTGTCTAGATTTTTTAATTTATCAGTCAATGTTTCATTACCAAACATAACTTGATTTGTGCTATCAATCATCACTTTGTGTCCTCCAAGATTTTGATCTTCATTTAAAACCATAAAATTTTCTTGAGAATTAATTTTACATAGATTTATAACTGCTAATATAATAATTATAATAATTACTATATATCTAAAATTAGTTTGTTTTAAAAAATCCATTTTATATTATTAAATATATTTTTATTTTTATTTATTAATATTAACAACTATTTTTATTTTATTTATTAATATTAAAAAATATTTTTATTTTATAATTTAAACATAAAATAAAATTATATAAAATAATGTTACTATAAAATATTTTTTTTATAAATTTAAAATATCAAAAGTATGTGTTCTTTAATAATACCTTCTAATGAATATAAACAAAATATAAAAATTATTAATGATATATTAGAAAGTAATGATAAAGATTTAAATTTAGAAAATTTAAATTTAGAAGATTTAAATAAACTAAATAATTTTAAACAAATTGATAAAAACAAAGTATCATTATGTTTAAATATGATTGTTCGTAATGAATCTAAAATTATTACGCGTCTATTAGAATCTGTTTTACCTATTATTGATACTTATGTTATTTGTGATACAGGTTCAACAGATAATACACCAGACATAATAACTTCATTTTTTAATAAACATAATATTCCAGGAGAAGTAATAACTGAACCGTTTAAAAATTTTGGTTATAACAGAACAATTGCTTTAAAAGCAGCACGAGGAAAAGCCACTTATGCTCTTTTACTAGACGCCGATATGGTTTTTAAAATTGAACCAACATTTGATAAAGAAAAATTAACTCAAGGGGCTTATATGATAATACAAAAAGGTGGTGGATTAAACTATTATAATACGCGTTTAATCCGTTTAGATATAAATGCTTCTTGTGTTGGTCCTACACACGAATATTATGATTTACCACAACACACAGTAAATGAAAAATGCGATAGTATTTGGATTAATGATATTGGTGATGGTGGGTGTAAAGGTGATAAATTTGAAAGAGATATTAGACTTTTAAAGCAAGGTATAGAAGAAGAACCTACTAATGGGCGTTATTATTTTTATTTAGCTAATTCTTATTTTAACTCTGGAAGACATCAAGAAAGCATTGGCTACTATAAAAAAAGAATAGAATTAGGTGGTTGGGTAGAAGAAATATTTTATTCTTATTTAAATTTAGGACACGCCCATATGAAAATAGGACAAGATGGTGAAGCTATTTTTGCCTGGATGAATGGTTATAATCATCATCAAACCCGCAGTGAAACAATTTATGAAATATGTAAATATTATAGAGAAAAAGGTAAGAATAAGTTGGCAATGGTTTTTTGTATGTTAGGGAAAGAGATCCCCTATCCTAAAAATGACACATTATTTATACATAAAGATGTTTATGATACTGGATTTGATTATGAATTAAGTATTTTAGGATACTATAATAATTATCCTGATACCTATAAAGTCATTAATAGATTAATGAATTATACCAATCAATCTTATAATAATCTTTTATCTAATTATAAATTTTATTGTCCTAAATTATCATCTGACACTTATATGATTAAAAAAATAGGAGATTTAGATTTAAACACGAATGTAAATGTATGTGGAACCGAGTATGAAATGTATGGATCTAATCCTTGTATTTTTAAAATGAAAACTTTTACTGAAAATGAAACACCTATCTATAAATATATGGTAAATATTAGATTTGTTAATTATAAAATTAATGGAAATGGAAATTATAATTTTAGTGTTAATGATGGCAAAATTGTAACTGTAAATAAAATATATGAATTAGATGATGATTTAAATATAAAACAAATACGTGTATGTGATATACCCACGAATAATAATTTACGCTATGTTGGTATAGAAGATATTAAACCTTATTGTAATTTAGATAATACAAATTCTAATTTATCATCTAATAAATATCCTATTATATCATTTTTAGGAACGTGTCAAAATCCTATAACACATAAATTAAATATTGGTTATGGGGAAATTAATATGAATGAAATCCAAGATAATAATGGTAATGAAACTAATATTATTAAAACAATATCTTATAAATCTGTTAATACACCTTATAATAAAGAATGTGAAAAAAATTGGGTATTTTATGGAGATAATAATATTATTTATCAATGGTATCCATTAATTACTGGTAAAATTATAAAACATAATAATGATACTAATACTAATACTAATACTAATGATAATGATAATGAATTTATGTTTAATAAAGAAAAAGAAATTGAAATGCCACCATTTTTTCAACAAGTAAGAGGTTCTAGTAATGGTTATACATTTAATGATGAAATATGGTTTATTTGTCACGTTGTTGAATATTGCCAACCACGAGAATATTATCATTTCTTTGCTATCTTTGATAAAAATACAATGACTATTAAAAAATGGTCTAAATTATTTAAATATGAAGGTGAAAAGATTGAATATTCATTAGGATTAATTGTTGAAGAAAAAAGAATTATAGTATCTTATAGCAAATGGGATAGTAATCCTTGTATTGCTATTTATGATAAAGAAAAAGTTGAAAAAGATTTATTTTGATAAAAGCAATTTGTATTTATATTATTTTTTATTTTTTTTTATTTTTGATTTTAATCAGGAACAACAGGTGTTCTAACAGCACCAAGATTTGTATATGAAACACCAATAAATCCAGCAGTTAAATGTTTTGTAATTACAATAACATCAGTATCAGTGCATAAATATTCTTGAGCACCACTACAAACCACATTATTAATCGTATCTGATGTACCTTCAGCAGTTCTAAGTTCAAAATTAGTACCAGCATTACAACAAATTGTAATACTATGCCCAAATTGTAATGCTGACGCAGCTGGTAGAAGAATATAATCATCAGGATTAGCAGTAACAGCAGCAACAGTAATAGCAGTAGCATTTGTATCAATAATAGACGCAGCACCATCATCATTATGGGGTATTACTGATTGTGCTACTACTGAAATACCTCCATCTGAAACTACAATATCACCAGTAGTTAATGTTAAAGCAGCAGTTCCGGCTGCTGAACCAGCAATAGTTGTTGCTCCATTAACTGCTACTGAAAATTGTGATGTATTATCATCATTACAATTTATAAATTTACCATCTCCTGTCATTGTAGCACCACCATTATCAAGATAAAGCATATCACCAGTTGTTATAGCATCCATAGTTACTGAAATACCTTTTGCTGTTGTAGTTGCTCCTGCCATAGTTACATTAATACCTGTTGCAGCTCCAGTGGTAACACTAGGCATTGTAACACTTAAACCAGTTCCAGTTGATGTAGCATCTCCAGAATTGATTAATTCTAATATTTCACCATCGTGTGCTGTGGTATTAGCATTTATTCTCATCATAG